GCCGACGGTGACCGCTGAGGGGACACCGAACGGTCGGAGCGGGCTCGAGCCGTGGTTGGCGGTGGCGACCGCGTCGGTCGACGGGGTGATCCGCAGGATGGTGTCGTGGGTGACGGTGGGGGTGGCGTAGATGAGCCCGTCGTTCGCCTGGATCGCACCAGCCCAGCCGTGCGCGACGCCTGTGGCGATGGTGGTGATGGTGTTGGTGGTGGCGTTGTATTTGATGACGTCGCCGCCACCGGCCGATGTGGGGAACCAGTAGACGGCGTTGGTGGTGGCGACGGGGTTGCCGTAGCCGACCGACCCGGCGACACCCGTGTCACCAACCTCAACAATCTGGAGGACCACTTAGTCGTTCCCGGTGATGTCCTCGTCGCGGGCCTGTCCGGCGACGAGGAGCACGACCCTGCCGAGACGGAGGGCGAAGCGGACGATCTTGAGGTCGCGGCGCAGGGCTCGTAGGTCGACGTTCTGGACGGCGGTGCGGTTGGCGACAGCGGCAAGCGTGTCGATCTCCGTCTGGATGGCGGGGATGTCGGTGGTGCGCCACTCGTCGATCTGCGCGTACACCTGCTGGATGAGCGCGGCGAGCTTCGCGCGCTTGGCTGCTTGACGGTCAACGGCCATCAGTTCCCCCCGAGAGTAGACAACACCTGGGCCAACAGCGCGTTGACCTCTTCGAGGGTGGCTGCGGGGAGTTCGGCGGCGATGTCCTCGAGCGGGTCGGCGAACGTCTCGACCGGCGGCGCCGGTTGGCCGGTGTCGGTGTCGGACACGACCTGGCCTGCGTCGAGGATGCGTTCCCAGATGGTCGTGTCGCCGTCGGGGACGTAGCGGACCGCTGTCTCCTGGCCGTCGATGTCGATGTCGGTGGCGAGCACTCTCATGAGAACGTTCCTCTCAGCAGGATCAGCGCGTCGCCGGCCATGTTCGTGGCACCTGTGTCGGTGGTGGTCCACGCCGGGCCAGGGGTGGGCATCGTGCCTGGATAGGTGAGCGCGACGCGACGGTTGGAGATGATCTGTGACGAGCCGCCGGCTGCGACTGCGGTGCCGGAATGGTCGGAGCCCCACATTGGGCGCATCGTGCCGCAACGCACCGAGATGTTGGCGTCTGAGACGATGCCGGCGATGTACCTGCCGGCGGGGAGCGACGCTGACACGGTGATGTTTTTCGCTCCGGTGGTGGCTGTGGTGGTGGTGGCGTCGATGAGCGGTGCGCCGGTCGGCTGCCAGTTGATGTCCGCCGCCCACACCCCGACTCGGGCATTGCTGCCACTCTGCAACGTGGTGACCTCGAACCAGATGCGATCCACCGCGAGTGTCCCCGATGGAACCAGGAACGGCGTGTACCGGATCGTGTTCGCCGCGAGGGCAAGAGCGTTGGCGAGGGCGTCCCACATGACACCTGGCGTCGAGTAGTTCTGGACGCTGTTCCACGTCGACGGGCCACGCAACACCGAACCCGACGACGACGCTGCGATCGTGATGGTGTCCGCACCGTCGTTCGGAGTGATCGTGATGTTCGACCCCGCTACCAGGGCGGTGCCCAACGCGTCGCGGGCCATCTCGTCGGTGTACTGGGTGATCGAAGATGCGACGGTGATTGTGTCGGCACCGTCGTTCGGTGTCACCGTGATACCAGTGCCCGCGGTCAAGGCGGTCCCGATCGCGTCACGCGCCATCTCGTCGGTGTACGCCGACGGGATCGTCGTGTCACCGGCCATGACGGTCCCGGCGGTGGTGCCGACGTTCTTCGTGGCGGCGTCACCGAGCCCAAGGTTCGACCTTGCCGTCGCAGCGTTGCTGACGCCTGACAGGTCGTCGACCAGGCCGGCGGCTGTCCCGGCGGCGTCGTAGTGGGTGGTGCCGTCGACGTCAACCCAGTTGGTGCCGTTGTGGCGCAGAATGTCGCCCGACGCCGCAGCAGTGATGACAACATCATCCAAGCCGTTGAGTGTCGTTGCGCCGCCGCCACCACCGCCGCCGTTGACGGTGACCGGGCCGATGTTCGTCACCCACGACACCGACGGGTCATCAACCGAAGTCCACGTCACCGTCGCAACAGTCGTCGTCCACTCAGCCATCAGACACCCACCGCGATCTGCGCGACAACCGACAAGGTGTGCGCCAGGATCGTCGTCACGTCACCGCCGATTTCGCATTGGACTTCTAGCTGGTAATCGCCGGTGTCCAACGTCGAGGTGACAGCGTCATCGATGTGCCATGCGAGTTCACCCGCGTCGAAATCGACTGTCACGGTGATGTTCGCTGTGAAGTCATCGATCGTCTCCGACGACGCGACAAGGGTCGCGTCCTCATCGACACCGGCACGGACCTGTACCAGCACCGTCGCGTCGTCATAGGACGACACGTCATCGGTGGTCGTCCACGACCAACGCCAGTCGTCACCCCTGCGACGCGTCCACAGTGCGCGTTCAGCCGACATCAGACGTCGGGGGAGGTCGAAGTGTTAAGCGTCGCGAGGCCGGTGCCAAGCACCGCCGACGCCACACCGACCCACAGAACCGTCTGCTCTTCGGTCGCGACGCCGTAGGCGACGACGAGCGGCTGGAGGGCGAGCAGGATGCGGTAGATCCATGCGCGAGTTGCTTCATTCATGATGGGCTCCTTGTTCGAAGAGGGGATGTAATAGGAGGTCATTCGGCGTACACCGGCATCTGTTGCACGATGCCACGTTCAGGCGTGACAACAGCGAGAGCCTGCCGGGGCTGCTCAAACCCGAACGCCGAATTTCTTGCGTATTCGTCGTACCCTTTGAGGGAACCGTTTACGCAAAAGTTGGGGCCGAACAACAGTTGATGCCAGTGGCCGAACAGGTGGCAGTCAATCTTGTGCCCCTGAGTGCCCCACATGGCGTCCAGACGGGCGATGTGCTTCAGCATGGACGGGAAGATGCCGCCGATGCCCCCGGCGCTCCTGAACGCATCTCCGTGGCTCTGATGGAACACCGTGTCATAGATGGGATACACCTGGCCCGGAGCGGTCGTGATAGAGAACGTGATCCGTTCGTCGTCGCGCAACACATCGGCCAGCCAGTTGTACACCACCCAAGCAAAACTGCTCTCAGCACGCTGTTTCGCAGGAATCTTCTTGTACGACCTGTCATGATTCCCGTCCGTGCAGGGAACATGAACGCGACCGAAATGATCGGCCAGATACGTCAACGCCGACGCCAACCGTGGCACCCAATGAGTAACGCTCGCAGTGGTGGGTGCTTCGTTCGTGCGGGCCAATTCGTCGTGAATTTCGCCCGTCAAAATATCGCCGTTCAGGGCGACCACGATGCCGTCGAAGGTGACACCGGAGACGTAAGTTGAGGTCAACTTCACTGTGCCCTCGACAACCGTCTCAAGGCGCCGTTCCGCGATCGACCGGCTGTACTCGTTCATCCCGCTCATCTCAGCGAGGTCGACCACCTCGTCCAGGTGGAGGTCTGAGAGCTGGAGCAGAGCGGTGGCCCGATGCGCTTTCTTCGACGCTTTCGCTGCCATCCACTTCGGCACCCGCATGTCAGCCGGTTTCACCACCTGATAGCGGTCAAGGAGCTGCTCCAGCTCGTCAACGCGCTCCTGGGTGCGGGCCAACTCGCGGCGTGTTGCCTGATGCTGCTTGCGTTCAGTCTCCAGGCGGGCAGCCGCCGCAGCGACCGAGGCGTCGGAAGCGAAGTTGTCGAGGTCGGTCAAGGTGTCCACCCGCGACGCCTGCGCCAGTTGCCCACAATGTTCTGCGTCGCCCTCTCGTAGCCGAGCCCGTGCAGCCAGTCGACCACGACACTGTGACCCGCTGACGACGACATGATCTGCTCCTGGATGTCGTCGGGCAACGAATCGACCCACGACGGGTAGCCGCTCTTGCATTTACGGGTCGCGGCGAACTCGTCCAACGACGGCGTGTCAGGCATAGACAACCTCAAAGTCAAGAAGCCGGATCTGGATCGTCAGGTCCGCACCGACAGGGGTCCGCAAGTTGTGGCCCGCGCTTGCCGCCGTCTTGTCGTTCACACGGCACCCGTGGAACCGCAGAGCGAACACCACAGCCCGGTCATCGGCGGTCACACACTCGCCCAGGAGACGCTTGTACGCGATGTCGGTCAGCCGTAGGCATTCACCGGAGCGCAGCGGATGGGTCGGGTCTGTGCCATCACTCTTGAACGTGCCGGGAACCCGATCGGGCGAGTAGTTCCCCGCGACCGACAAGGCGAGCGAATGACGCACACCACCGGCACCGCGTCGCAACTCGTCCACCGTCGGGGTCATCGCCCAGATCGGGACACCGCCACCCGACATGCTGCGGGTCTGTGTCCAATGCTGCGTGGTGTCCCACATCCGTACCGAGTCGGCGCGCCACCAACCGAAGAACGTCGGCCCCAGCGACGAAATCTCCCAGTAGGTCGAGCTGGACTGGCCGAACCACTGGTCGTCACCGTTGCGAAGCGTCCACACCTTCGACGGCAGCGGCACCCGATACCTGCCGAACTGGGTGAACGACACGACCGTCGTAGATGCTGTGCCGGTGTTCTGCAACGGCATCGACGCCGACAACCTCACCGGGGCGTCAACCTCACCGAGCCTGACTGTGCGAAGAATGTCGACCGGTGATTCGCCGATCACGCTGAACCACGGCGGGTCGAACTGTGCCCAACGGGAGAACGCGATGGGCGGCACCGACGGCGGCGCACCTGTCACCAGCGACGGCATCGTTCAGCGCATCTGTCGTTCAAGCTGATCCCAGCGGCGCGGCGAGATGTCAGCCTTGTAGACCTTCAACCCCTGCTTCACGTAGGACTGCTCGACCAGCGGCACCTCAGCCGTTTCCAACGTGTTAGCGAGCCCGCCCACGATGTGCATGACACCCTTACCGGGGCATCTCAGAATTGCGTCCATATCGTCCTCCGCTTGGAGTAGTGGGATTGGTGGCGGCACCGACGACGGCACCTGGGGCTTCGACCCGGTCAACGCGTGACCGGCCAGAGCAGCGACAATCCACTGCGCTTGGCTGCGTGACCCGGCAAATTCCAGGTGCATGCCGTCCTTACGGCCCGACCAGTCGCCGCCGTACTCGAAATGCATGTCCTTGAACAGGTCGACAATCCACTGCGGCAACCGCTTACTTGAGCCGAGCGGATAGTCCTGGGCGTTGATGTCGATCGCCAAACCCCACGAATGGTTCGATGGGGTGTTCCGACCGCGGATCGGACGATTGGCGTAGCTCCAGTCGTCATCCACATCTGCTGGCCCGTGGTCGATCAGGAACCCGCGACGCTCCACCTCGTCAATCAGATACCGGATGATCGGGGCGATGTCGCGGTGGACGGTGAACCGGGCGCCAGAGCGTGCCGCCCTGACAGTTGCCATGTCGGCCGAACGGTCAGTCGGCCAACCCGGCCCCCAACCTCTCAGGTTCGCCGCGTAAGCCATCAGTCATCATCTCCGTCATGCCCGCAATGAATCGCGTTCGCCTCAAGTTCCAACAACAACATGTCGACCGACTCCCCAGCAGCAGCCCGCATCAGATACGAAATCAGCAACGACTCCGGGAGTTCCCACACGTCGTCCGTCCCGTCGTCGTCATAGGGTTGCCCCCAGTCGACAAACGGGTCCGCCACGTCAACGCCGCCACGAATCAGGCGACACAACCGGCGTGATACCCGCCGCAGTGAGCTGTGCAGACAACGCCACCACGACACGGGTGAGTTCATCAATCCGTGTCTCCAACTCGTTGATCTTCGCTTCAAGACGTTCTTCGTTGCGGTCGCTGCTGACCATCTGCCGCTCCACCAGTTTCGCGGCAGCAGCCACGATCACATCGGTTGCTTGGGCGTCCAGATGCAACGCCTCTGCGTGGGTCTTGCCCTTCGTCGCGAACGCTGTCACCAGCGCCGTTACCGCACCGCCCGCGAGCGCGCCGATCAGAATGAACCAGTTATTCACGGCGCCACCTCGTCGGCGTCAAGATGCGCCTGCAACGCCTTCTTCAGTTCGCGGTGAACACGCAGCGACGTCAAAGCGGGCCACCACCACACCACCGGCCACGCAACAATCGACACGCCCCGAAACAGGCTGCTCCAGTTCTGGACTGACACATCGCCGAACAACAGGAACATGTAGCCGACCGCATACACGCCCGACAGAGACGCGACCGCGGCGTGAACCATCCGATAGCGGACCACACCATGCTGAGACGCCCGCCAGTTGATAACAGCGGACGCCGACACCATCGCCACGTTGACCAGCAGCACAATGATTTCAGCAACCGAAAACTGGCTCATAGTGGCTCCGTCGCCCAAATACTTACTGACCCGTTCACATGGGCACCATTGACCGTCGGCGCCACACTGATCCGCTGACCGGCCGCCAGGTAGGCTGGCCCGAAAATGTATTGAATGCCGTAAATGTAGGGGTCGCTCGGGTCAACAATGTTTGTCTCATCCACCACTACGACCAGCGGCACCGGGGCAGGCCCGCCGTCGATCTGCAACGAGAAATGCGACTCGCCCTCCGACACCTGGGTGAGCCCGCCGAGCCCGTCAGGTTCGGCCCAATCACACTCAACGATCATCGCCCACAGCCGCACCGGTTCTTCCAGCGTGTACGGCTGCCAGCCGACCGGTTCATCTTCGTCGGTGTCCCAGAATTCGACCTCTAGATCCTCCGGGAGTGTCCAGGACCACGACGTGAGCTTCACCGGGTCCAGACGGCCCGACGGGATGTTCGTGCCGGTGTCGATCACACGCGCTGACGCCTGCGACACACCGTTCTCAGCGATCAACCGTTCCACGACCGCTTCCGACCGCTTACGGGACAGCTCGTAGGGCGTGGAGAACACCGGGACGGTACGCAACCGGCCGTCATGCTGATCCAACTTGAATCCCAACTCCGTGACCCGCAACAGTTCGCCCTCGACATCGCAGTAGTCACCCGGTGACGCTGCGAAGTCAAACATCGGGGTCGTCTCCACGATCACCGATTCGCCCGGTGTCGTCGCCCCGTCGAGGTAGGCGGCGCCGATCTGTTCCAAGACCTCTGGGGTTTCGATCGGCCCAACCTGCACCGACCCGCCCGGCCGCGGGCCGTAGGCAAGGATGGACAGATCGGAGTCCATCAGGTACATGCCGCGGTCACGGACAAGCAGCACGTTGTTCTGAATGTCGAAGTTCTCTTCGACGGCATGCGACTGGAGGTTGCCTGCGGCGGTCGAAATGGTGATCGGCTGGATCGTTCCGCGTGCCGCCCTGTTGAACAAGCGGAGTTCGATACCGCCCGCGTTTGTCACCTCAACGTCGACATAGCCCGAGTCCTCCAGTTTCGACAGTGCGTCGCCGATGGTGCCGGTGGCGTCAAAGTCGATCTCAGGGATGCGGTCAGCCCACGCATCGCCGTTGGAGTCAAGGGTGCCGCTGAAGTCCCATGTGAGGTCTGGGATTTCACTGCGGGCCTGTGCTTCGGCGAGTAGCACGTCCATGATTTCGCCTGCGGTGTGCCCGTAACCGGCGTCACCCAACTCCGGGTACGACAAGCACTTCCATGTGCCGTACTGATCGTCATACTCTTCCTCGCCCTCAACCGGCAGGCCGGTCATAAAGATGCGGGTCGTCATACCAGCGGACGACGTGCGCCACGCCTCGGCCATCACCGCGGCTTTAGCCATCTCAAACAGCGGCACGTTCGTCTCGTTCGTGCCCTTCACGCCGTACCGGTACGTCCCAGCCTTCAGCAGCATCGGTGAACGGAACGGGTCCCAGAACGTCTGAGCCGGATACTTCGGTTCCTCGCGCTGTAGCTCTGCGCCCTCAAGGAAGTCCACGAACTTGTCGTCTGCGGTCACCAAGAACACGCACGTCGAGTCGATCTCCAACGTGAAGTCGCGGACGAACCAGCAGTCACCCGCCGCCATGTCGTCGGATTCGGTGATGCCCCACAGCCACTTCGCGTCGTTGCTGGGCCAGCCTCTAGGTCGGGCCGGTTGTGTCTCGGTGCGTGCCTGCACGACAGGTGTCGTCCACGCCGACAGATCCTGAGTCGGGGACGCCGGATTGAACACGCGGCGCCGAGTGATCGGCCGCTGGTCAGCCACACCGTCCGACGCGACCGGCAGCCACGGCAACACGCGGGCCCGGTCCAGGTAGCCGCGCAGCCCCTTGCCGGACACCGTGATCGTCTTGTCGGAATCGTTCGCGCTGGACGGGACGATCACAGTGCGTTTCTTGTCGATCGTGAACGACAACGGGACACGGCCCTCGTCGTGAACCTGCACGATCCTGCCACCGGTCAACTCGGCAACCTGCGGGTGGTCGTGGTCGACCACCACCGAGCCTTCGCCGACCCCGGTCAACACATCTTTGCCGGTGACGTCGCGCACCTGGCGCGAGTCGGTCAGGTTCACAACCGGGGTCGTGTTGTCGTCCTCAAAGACGATCACCTCGACAGCCATCAGGAACCGGTCGGCGCGAGTTCGCCGTCAACGATCGTCACCGACATCACCGCGTTGCACTCAAACAAGCCCTCGGAGAACTTCGGAGGCCCGACCTGCACGCGGCCCTCGTACTCCGAGCCGTCCACGTCGATGACGTTGCAGACGATGCACCCGTCGGCGTCGCGGGTCGCACGGAAGTACGCGGCGGCGAACAGACGCTTCACCGCAGCCAACCGCTCCGCAGCGTTCGCATAGGTGTCACCGTCAGGGATGTGGTTGCCGGTGACAACGAACTGGAGGTCGATGGTCTGCTGGTCGTCGTAGGTCGGGCGTGGCAGCACACCGTTGACCCCGGCGAGCGGCACGTTGTCCGAGCGTTGCGGCGCGAACGACAACAAGTCCTGCGGGTTCAAACAGAACCACGAATCGGTCGACAGATCGTTCCCCGCGATCGTCACGTCCATGTACGGGTCAGCGTCGAAACTCATACCGACGCCCCCAAGAACACGGCACTGTTCGTCACCCGCACCAGATCCTCCGCAGTCGGCCGAGACTTCGCCTCAACCACCGTGTAATCAACCTTCGTGCCACCGATGCTCGGCGACGGTGCCGGTGTGTCGCCGACGAGCCCGCCCATCGCGAACCCCTGCACATACCCCTTGTTCAACTTGTCGAGGAACCCGACACCGAGACTGCGGACAGCGGATGAGCGCATCACAAACTCGCCGTTCGACAAGCTGGCAGCGATGCTGTCCGACGTGCCCGTACCCGGCCCCGAGACGTAGCCGCCGGTCGCGAACGGGGTGCGCGGGTTGTTGTCGATGTCGTTCGGGTTGAACCCGTAGCCGTAATTGCCGCGGCCACCAACAGCGGATTGAGCCAACCGATCGGCGCCGTCCTTCACTGCGTCGCCGAAAGCTCCGCCAGCGTTGACAGCGAACTGGATCCCCACCCGCATGATCGGCGCCAACCGCCCAATGTCGAAGAACAGGGCTGCGGCCTCGGAGCGAGCCTCGCTGTCGTCAATACCGACCGGCACCTCTGCCGGCGGCGCGTTCTCAATCCCGGCGCGGGTTCCACCAACCGTCGCCTCCGCACGCCCAGTGTCAGCCCCGACCGGCACCAACACAAGGTTGCCGTTCTCATCGGTGCGCCACACAGCCATCACCTGATCAGCCAGCTCCGTGGTCGCCGTCGCAGGGACCAACACCGGCTGACCCGTTTCCTCACTGGTCTTCCACTCGCCGACGATCGCGATACCTTCCTGCGGATCAGCCGCCACCGGCACCACAATCCCGTCGCCCAGGATCTCCGTGCGAGCCTCGCCGAGCTCCCTCTGGATCAGTTCCTTCGCGCCCTCAAAGTCGCCGGCAGCGAGAAGGTCGGAGATCGCCAACTGGTCGGCCAACTCGAACGACTCAAGGTTGTCGAGCACACCCTTGTAGATCGTGAGCAGCGACAACGCCTCCTCGACCCCAGCGAGCTCGATCGAGTTCTCGACCGTGATCTCATCCAGACCAAGGAGCTCGCTCATGTACCCCTTGGCGGCTTCCTCACTCAACCCGAACGACGTCAGGATCTTCTCGAACTCAGTGCGGTACTCCGCAGCCAACCGGCGGGCCTCGTCGTAGTCGCCCGCGGCGATCGACTCGGCGATATCAGCCTGCGCCGCATCCGCAGCCGCCGACAACGCCTGCAACCCGCGTGTCTCAGCGTCGGTGTACCCGCCCAACGCAGCACGGAACCGGTCGAACGACTCAGGGATATCCAAGGTGTCGCGCTCAAGCTGGTCAAGCGCGTCCTGGGCAGTGGTGATCGCCGGGAGGTCGACGGTGACCCCGATCGGAATATCAATCGGGTTCGTCGCAGCGAACTGGGCCAACTGCGACGCTGCACCCTCGATGTCGCCCGCTTCAATCGACGCGATGACACTGGCAGCCACGCTGCCGGGGATCTTCCCCTCCAACAGCGACGCATACGCCTCGAGCTTCGCCCGCGACTCCTCGATGCCCGACACTTCGATCGCAGTCTCAACCTGCTCGGGGGTGAGCCCCATCGCTTCCAGGTACTTGTTGATCTGCTCTTCGTTGAGGCCGAGCTGGCGGAACGTCTTGACGTACTCGTCGCGCAACCGGTTCGCCTCGTCGCGCACCTCGGCGTCGGTCTTGCCGGACTCGATCAACGTCGCGAGGTAGTCGGTCGTCGCCTCACCCAACGCCAACACACCCTCGACGGCGCGCTGCTGGCGGGGCTTCAACTTGCCGAGCGACGCCGCCGCCAAATCCAGATCCGCGGGCAGACCCTTGAGACTCTTGCGGGCCGTCTTGTAGGCGTCGCCGAGCGAGATGACCGACCCGGCGATGTCATCCAGGCTTGAGGAGTTCTCGATCGACTCGCGGAACGCGTTACCGGCAGAAGCCGCCGCCTCCGAGTTGATCCTCAGAATTTCCAGTTGCGGGTTGAGTGCCCGCATCCTGTCGGTCAAATTGCCGATGTCCGTGGCAGCGTCGCGCGCCTCTGTCGCGAGCCGGTCCTGTTCCTGCGCCGCCTCGCGAGCCAACTGCTGGCGTTCCTCTTCGGACTGGCGGAACCCGCCGCCCTCCCACAACCCCTTGATCGCCTCACCCGCAGCAAGCGACGACGCCACAATGTTGTCGAACGCCGAACTGTTCTCGATCGCTGAGAGATACGCCTCGGCTGCCGACCGGGCAGCCTGGAACGACCCCGACGACAACTTGAGCATCGCGTCGACACGGCCCAACTGCCGCTCCAACGACGACGCACCCTGAGCCGACGACGCAAACCCCTGCGAGAGCCCGCCGAGGCTGTCCTGAGCGACCGATGCCTCGTCCGCGACACGACCGATGATCGGTGCAAGCTCGGGATACTTGGCAAGCACCTGATCGATGACCTGTCGCTGCTTCTCAAGGTCGCCGTCGGCTGCGTTGAACCTGTCGACGAACGGGTCGAGGTCGATACCGAAATCGCTGGCAGCGTTCTTCAGGTCATTGAAGTTGCCTTCGATGCTGGTGGTCGCACTTTCGGTCGCCTTGTCGGCGTCAACGATCGCGTTGATGAGTTCGCGGCCTGCGTCGGGGCTGATCGCGCCTTCGTCGACAGCCTCGCCGATCTTTCGGATCGACTCGGGGATCTGTACCCCGGCGTCCTCTGCTGCCTTGATCGCGTCGTCGAACGAACCGGACGTGCCGCCGAAAGGACGGGTCAGAGGGTTCTCGCCGTCGAAGTCCTCGCCGATGTTCTGGAACGCCCGCCGGAACTTCTCAGCCTCACCAGGGACACGGCGCAGTTCTTCGGACACGCCACGCACCGACAGACCGGCCTTCGACAGGTCGCCCTCGACCCCGAGGTCGCTCAACTGGTCGCGAACCGCGGTCGTTGTCGAGTTCAGCGCGTCGCCCTCACCCACAAGAGCATCAGCGAGGCTGTCCGTTGCTGCAGCCGCCTCAGCCTTCGCTGACGACCACGCCTCGTAGATCGCGATGCCGGCGCCGACCGCAGCGGTCAACCCGAGCACCGCCGGGTTCAACCCACCGATCGCCCCGCGGAGCTTCCCGGTCGACTTCGCCGCCGTGTCGTTCGCCTTCGCGACCTTCTCCCCGGCAGCAGCCGCACCAGCCGTCGCCCCACCAGACACCGGGCCAGAGGTGATGAACCCCCCTGTCGTCGCTCGCTGCGAACGGGCCACCGCGGCCTGCGCCGCGGCCTGCTCAACAGCCGCAGCCTTCGTCGCAGCCGCGGCCGCAGTCGCCTCCGCAGCACTCTTCGTGAAGTATCCGCCGGCCGACGCAAACCCCGTGCCGATACGCCCCACCAAAGCCAGCAGCGGCCCACCAGCAATCGCGATCGCGCCGAACCCGACCACGATCTCGTTCAACGGGCCAGGCAGGTTCGCGACCGCGGATGCGATCCCACCGAACCCGGCGATCACCGGCTGCAACGCCTCGGCCACACCCACCACCGCAGGCAGGATCGCTTCGCCGATATCGATGCCGGCGTCCTTCAACCTGTTGAGGAAGATCTGCAACTTCGACTCGGCGGTCGCATACCGCTTCTCGGCCTCAACAGCCAACGCCGTGTTGTCAGGGAACGCCGTGTTGGCAATGTCGATCGCGTCGCCGATGACGTTGTCGCTCGCAGCGAGACGCTGCAACGAGTCCCTGATACGAGCGTCGATCAGCGACAGATCCTCGAGGATCGGGGTGGTCGAACCCGACTCGGCGACCTCGCTCAAACCGAGCACAACCCGTTCGATCAACGCCGCCGGATCAGTCTCATAGAGGCTGCGGAACTCGTCGTTCGTGAGCCCCGCCAGGTCAGCGAACTGCTTCAACTCGGCGTTACCGGTCGTCACCGCGTCGTTGATCTTCTGGAACACCCGAGAGAACGCGGTGCCGGCCGCTTCCGGCTGCAAACCAACCGACGACAAGGCAGCCGAGAAACCAAGGATCTCCTGCTGACTCAACCCGATCTGTGTGCCGGTCGCAGCGAGCCGCTGACCGAGCAGAACGATCCTGTCCTCAGTGGTGGCGAGCTTGTTGCCCAGGTCCACGATCGTCGCACCAAGGTTGTCGAACTGGTCGGTCGGCAACTGGGTGATCGACGCGAACTGGGCGAGGAGCAGCGCAGCATCCTCAGCGACGATGTTCGTCGACACGCCAAGGTCGGCGATCGTCCGAGTGAACTCCATCAGGTCATCAATCGGGACACCTGACTGCGAACCCAACTCGGCGATCTTCGACAGTTCCTCGGTCGTGACCGGGATCTCGCGGGCGGTCGCACGGATCTGCTCCTCGAGCAGCGCGAACTGTTCCTCTGTGGCGTTGGTCGTCTTTCGGACCCCGGTGAACCCCGACTCGAAATCGAGCGCCGCCCTGGAGGAGAGGAACCCGATGCCGGCGAGCGGCACCGTGACCGCCGACGTGAGAGCCGTGCCCAGCCCCGAGATCGCCGCCGACTTCGATGAAAGGCCAGCAGCGAACGCTGCGCCCGTGTTGATGCCCGCCGTCTCAGCGACACCCTCCGCGGCGCCGAGCTCTGCGCCGACACCCGCAGCCAACGCTGACGCTGCCGCAGACGCGCCACTGGCCCCGCCCCCAACGGGAGCGGAGCCAGTCGACTTCGGGATTGCCTGGGCGTTCGCAGCGAAACCCTTGCCCCACGCCTTACCGGCATCGGACCCGTACTTCTCGAACTTCGTTGCGTTCGCCGAAGCCTCGGCACGCATGCGCGTGTAGAACTTGTCGAACGACGGCAACAGCTGAACGTAAGCGACTGCGAGATCGTTACCTGCTGCCACCGTCCACCTCCTTGCGTCGCTCACGCAGACGCGTGACTCGTTCCTGTGCATCAGCGTGTTCACGCTGCTTGCGTTCCTGCTCCGGGAGCGACAGCGGCCGCGGGAACGGCCTCGGGCGTGTGCCCTTACCGCCACCGCGTTGCCAGTTCGCGCCGTGCAACACATCGATCACGCCTGCGAGCAGCCAGTCAGTCGTTGTCCACGACGCGTACTCGCCACCGAGGATCTCGCGCACCGTTGACGACTCGCGAGGAAGGTTCGCGATCAACACCGACAAGCGTCGCCATGACAACCGGTCGGTGCCGAGGTCGCGGTGTAGGTCAAGGTTCCAGAACCTCAACAGGTCGGACTCGAGAGCCCCCTCGTACCTTCCTAGGAAGTCGAGGAGGCTTCCGATTCCCCCTTGGTCAACTGATACCGCTCCTGGAGGAGATGGGCGAACAGGGCTCCGGTGCCGCCATCGGCAACGAACTTGTCCCAGCTCGCCTTGCCCATCATCTCCCGGCCCAGATCGATGTCGTTCTTCGACGGGTCGGTGAGCACCTGGCGGCACTTGTCCGACCACAGTTCGGGCGGATCGATCCGCAGGACGGTGCCGTCGGACAGTTCGACCTCGATCGCGTACTTGTCGACCAGACGTTCCTTCACGTCGGCGAGACGCAACTTCGGGATGGCTTCACTCATGGCATGGGCTCCTTACAAGCGTGGCGGCGTGAGCAACTTGTGTGTGACAGGCGGGTGGGGCGCCCACGCCAGAGAACCCCACCCGCCCGAACGTGACGATCAGGACGGAGCGATCGCTCCGGGGTCGTCGGTGATCTCGATGGAGAAGTAGGTGTCGCCTCCACCGTCGGTGGTGCCGAGCATGTCCACGACCATCGGGACGCCAGCCATCTCGTTGTCCGACAGCGACGCCGAACCGGCGATCGTCACCTGGGCACGCGGGATCGCGAGACGCTTGGTGATGGTGCCGTCGGTCAGCTCCACGACCATCGCGACCACGGCCAGACCGAGGTTCTTCGGTCGGGTCGTGCGGGTGGTGATGCCGGTGGCGGTGGTCGAGTCGGAGCCGGGGTAGGCCAGCTGGTAGACGATGTCGGTGTCCTCGAGGGCGGTGAACGACAGGGTCGTCTTGGCCTTGATGCTGGTCTTGCGGATGTAGACCGAGCCGTAGGCGTAGTGATCGGTGTCGTCCGAGGAGAACTCGAGCGAGATCGCGTCGTCCTGGCTGATGTAGCCGACCGGGTCGAACGCCGCGTTGAGCGCCGAAGCGATGTTGGTCGGGAGGGTCGTGCCCTCGGGCGCCGTGTACACGTCGGCGCTCGTCCAGATCCGGACGTTTTCGGATGTTCCTGCCACTTTGACCTCCAAGGTCAGCCGGCACGCGCTCAGGCGCGCCGGATAGGGGTGTCTCTTGTGGCGTGGGACTTCACGACCGCCATCTGGGCGGTCTGCTCAAGCACCCCTATGGGGCGATTGACCTGTCAGGAACCGGTGTCGAGGGTTGAACCCCTGACAGCGACGGCCACCTGAAAGCTGTACCGGTCCTGTGAGGACACAGGGTCCGGGTTGCGTGACGGGCCTGACAGTTCATCGACTCGGCCGACGGCCTGGTCATCGATGACTGTTCCTTGCATCGCTGCGATGCGAGCCCGGACGATCTGGGCGAGGTTGTGTGCGTCAACGTCGCTGGTTGACCAGCAGTCAACAGCGAGATGAGCTGAGTCCTGAGCGATGTTCGCTCGGGGACCGCCGACGCGTTCGATGACAACGAACTCGGCGGGGCGAGGGTTCGGCACAGTCGAGTAGAGGCCGATGTCGTAGCCGTCGTCGGGAAGCACATCGACCAGCCCGTTGATGACCACCTCGGTGGTGTCGGGAAACAGGACCGGGTCGTTCACAGCGGACGCCTCGGGGTGGTGCGCTCGGCAGCGAACGCCTTGCTCAACGTCTTGTCGGACGCCTCGGCAGCCTTCGCTGTGTTCGACGCGGTGAACACCTGGACTCGGACACGGTCCCGCGTGCGGTCGTTCTTGACCTCATGACCAGCGCCGGCACGCCGCTTGACCTTCTCTGCGATCTTGTTCAGCCGAGCCTCAACGGTCGGCAACACAAGGATCTTGCGGGCAGTCAGGTAGTACTCGGGTGGGATCTGCCGGGGGATCGGGTTCTCAGCCATCAGCCCTCCACAACCCGCAACCGGGCCTCGATGTGATGCTCGCCTCGCGGGGTCCACGCCGGGTTCGGCCGGCCGACCACATCGAACGTCAGGTCGCCCCACACCACCCGGTCACCCGGAGCGATGTCGGTCGCCGCCGCTGTTTGCAACGTCCATTCGGACACGTCGCCGGCACGGTCGTCGCGTACATCGTCAGCATTCGCCTGGGCGATCCAACCGGTCGCCGCGGTATCGGTCGCTGTCGCCCAGTCCTTCACCACATCGGAACCGCGGCCGGTGGCGGTGCCGGGACGGACGATGGTCAGGTCGTGAACCATGAACGATTCGAAGCTCACGACACCTCCATCAGAATTCCGCGTATCAGGTCAGGTCGGCGTGCGGCGTGCAGGTAGCGGCGCATCAGGTGTTTGCTCTGGTGCGATCCTGTGGCCCTGTCGATGCGTGGCTGGGCTGGGTGCCACAGGTGGACGAGATCGGCGTTCCCTCGCCATGGAGGGCCGAACAGGGAGGTCAGGGCGGCGTCCCACGCCACGTCCTCATGCCCCCACCCAACGAACCGTGGGTCGGGCAGGCATGACTCAAGGACTGACCGGTTGAGCACGACGACACCGCCGCCGCACTGCCCGTTGTACGGGCGGCTGTCGCGCCGGTTGCTGCGATCCAACGGCAGGCTGCGCCACGGTTCCCCGCCGATCATCCGCACCGTCGACTCGTCCGACAGGCGATGCACTTTCAGGTGCGGGACCGCCCACGCGGTGTCCGCTTCCAACGCATCGGTGGGATCGACCCACACATCAGCGTCAGCGACGATGACCTTGTCGCCCTGCGCCCTCGAGAGCCCGTCTCGTACCGCAGAGCCTTTCGACCACGGGCCGGCGCAGACACCTTCGATGACTTCACCGAACCGTTCCCAGAACGGTCGGAGGTACTGCCAGTTGCGTTCCCGGTACTCGCACCCAGGTTGCCACGGGACAATGACCGAGATCACAGGACGGGGTCGAACACCAGATCCGGTGTCGGGGTCGCCACCCAGAACCAGTCGCGGAACACGTCATGCAACGCCTCTTCACCGTGCGCCGCTGCGAGCGCACCGTAGTCACGCCAATGCTTCCCCATATCCTCAGGGAGATCCGTTGCCGCGTAGGCTTCGGCGCCGTTGATCGCTTTGCGGGCGAACTGCTCCGGGGACCGGTACGGGAAGTGCCGCACCTGGAGGCCGGCGGTGACCGGCTTCGGGTCGGTGTAGTTCGCGCCGTGGTTGCCCTGGTGGATGACGAGATCCGCTGCGGTGCGGCACGCCACCTTCGGCAACGGTGCCGGCGTAGCCCTTCGCCACGACATCGCAGCCACAGGAGACATGCCAGGAAGATCGTCGCCGGTCGCGATGTGGTCGTAGAGTTCGGCGGTCACGATCGGCCAATGCTCGACCGTTTCGAGCACGTCACCGATGCGCCCGTCGGGGTGGAACCACCACTCGTCGGCGTCGAACGGAACAACCCAGTCTGCCCGGTACTCGAGCCGTGCGAGGTGGGCGAGGCGGGTCATCTTCTCGGACTGGAAGTAGCCGCGCTCAGGGTCATCGATCACATGCACCGGCAGACCGTCAAGGATCTCGCGAGTGCCGTCCACGCTCCGGTTGTCGGCGACGATCACGATGTCGACTTGGGTGAGCATGTGCCTGACGGTCGTTTCGATGATGTCGGCCTCGTCGCGCACCATGCTGATACCGGCAGTGATCATCAGTACCCCGTCCCGGCTCTGTGGTCGCCGATGTGATGCACCTTCGGAGGATCAGTGCGACGCCCCCAGTACCCGAACCTCGTCGCCGGGTTCTCACACAACTTGATCCCGAACACGCCCTCCGAATGGTCGCCCTCAGGCCAACCCTTCGCGATCAACGTCGTCCGATACACGCTCGGGTTCGTCGTAAAAAACCGGCGATGCTCCAACCATTCGGAGATGCCGTCGGAACACTCGGTGTAATCGTCAGGATGCTGCTCAACGATGCCGCCTGCGGCACGTTCGGCGTCGTTCCACGGCTGCCGTCGCAACGCCAACTGCACCAGCGACGGGTTCCGATCCAACACCCGTTCCATCATGTACAGCGGCAACGGCTCGTTGAACGTGAAGTCGTCCTCGAGGTGGAACACGAACTTCTCGTTGCGGCCCCGCAGATGGCTCCACGCCGACCGGATCGCCCCACCGAACCCCTGGCGGGTCGGCTGACCAATCACTTCGAAATCGGGGAACGCTCCGCGCAGGTAATCGCGGTGAGCCTCGTCCCCGGTGTCGTCGTGGATGACCTTGTAGGTCACCTGGCCCAACAGGTTCTCGCGGGCCGACTCAATCGTCTGCTCAATGCAGTCAAGGCGACCGTCGGTCATCACCAACAGGATCACGCCGACACCCCGTTCGCCGCTGCGATCGCCCTGTGAGACGCCAGACGCTTCTCGCGAGACGCCCCCCGGTTACGGGAGTCAGGACGCACATGCGCCCGGTACACAGCCTCTGGGATCGCCTCGAACGAAGCCCCGGCAAGGTGGCAGCGGAGCCACAGATCCCAGTCCTCAGACCAGTCGAAATCGCGCCACCCGCCAACCTCACGAACAAGATCGGCGCGCACCAGCGAACCGACGACCAGCCAGTTGCCGTCGACCAGGCACTCGGCGACACACTGGTGGGTGTGGCCGGCGACTGCGGGCATGCCGGGCTCGCGGAGACGGTGCCTGCGGACGTACCGCACCGACGGCGCACGCACATCCGCTGTGCCAGCGGCCATGGCTTCGAAGTAGCCCGGTTCGAGCTCGTCGTCGGCGTCGAGGTGGCAGACCCACTCGGTGTCGACCTGGGCGAGCGCCCAGTTGCGCGCGTCGTGGAGCGTGTCGGCGTGACACGTCACCACCGGCACACCGAGGGCTTCAGCCGACGGGATCGCACGCTGCTCGGCCAGATGACGCCACGAAACGTCACCGAAGGTGGCTACAGCGACCGTCACGTCCACAGGTGCTTCCTTTCGGCGTAGACCCGCTTACCGAGACGCATTCTTCTGCCTTGCATCCGGTACATCCGATCCGACGGCGCCTTATTCCAGTTCGGATGAAGATGCTCGACATGCGAATCCTCGGCGAACGCCCACATGCCGCGGTGCATCGCTGTCTGAACGAACTCGTCGTCCACGAACTCATGGTGGTAGCCCTCATGGAGAACCACACCCGGCTCGTCAATCGTGCCGAACCGGTCGACGTAGTCCCTGGTGACCAGCGAGTGTGTGGCGTGATCGCCAGCCATCACCCGCCGCGACCCAAGATCGTTCGTGCCGACCACACCGACCGTCCCGTCGAGACGCGCCGTGGCAGCCTCAAACCAGCCGGGAAGGAACCGGATGTCACACGCCCCCGTGAACAACAACGGCTCGTCAGTGAGCTGGTAGCCCATGTTGATCTTGCGGGCATAATCGCCTGGCATCGGCCCGCCAACCTCAAAGTGATCGAACCCTTCGACCTCTTTGATCACCTCGACATCACCGACGGTGCAACCGAAAATGATGTGGGGGTCGGGCGTCGTCGCCACGATCGACTCAACCAGCGGCGCAACCGTATGTGGCCGTCCCAACATGGGGACGATGATCGCTACCCGTCCGACGGTTCCGGCCACGGACCCATCGGCAACTCTTCGCCGCCGTTGTCGACCGTCATGTAGACGTCGGCGGCGTCGTACTTGCGGTACGGGGTTTGCAGTTCGACCGACCCGATCAGCACGCTGCCAGCGGCCTTGCGGACCAGCCGGCGTTCCTGCTTCGTCAGGTACAGATCGGACGACGAGTTGCCGTACTCGGCCCGATAGTTCACGACTGCTTCAGCGGTGAGCCCCATCGGGTTCGACAGGGACCGTTCCACCACCTTGCAGCAGATCATCTTGATGATGTCGGGGACACCATCGAGGTTGCCGTCGGTGTCGACCCAGTCCTCACCGGCTTCGGTGCGGATCAAGGCCGACGCGTAGGCGAGCAGTGCCCGCGCCCGGCCGTCATCGGTCACGCTGCCCACCAGGGGCAGGAGATCGTTGAGCGACGCGAGCGCGGGCAAGCTCATCAGGATGCGCCGTTGAAGTTGATCTTCACCGCGCGGACGTTGGTGCTGCCGTCGTCCTCGACGGAGGTGCAACCAGCGAAGCTGGACACGACGGAACGGTCACGCAGGTACAGCGCGTCGTAGTCGCGGATCCAGCGCATCGCCAGACCCATCTCCGACAGCCGCGACCCGTAGGTGACACCGTCGGGGACCACGGGGGCGACGTTCACGAACGCGAACGCCGTCGGGTGGAACGCGATGGCCGTCTCCGGGTCGAGGGCGTTGGAGCCGACGATGGTGAACCCGGCCAGGCGGGCGATGGTCGCCTCGCGCAGCGCCGAGGTGGCGATGCCGTCACCCGCGGAGTCGACGCGGTTGAACTTGGAGTCCAGCAGCATCTCCGCCTCCACGTCGGAACCGACGAGCAGGACGCGTCCCTCGCGGGGCACGTTGGCGTCGTTCAGTGCCTGGCGGGCCTGCACCAGAGCGGTCCAGGTGGCGTCCGAGGAGTCGGCGATGTTGATGGTGGTGCCGTAGGTGGCCGTCTCCATCGTGGTGACGATCAGATCCTCGAGGCCGCGGGCGATGCCCTTGACCTGGGGGACGAGCACCTGCTCGGCGAAGTCCACGATGTCGAGCGTGAGCTGCTCATCGGTGATCGCCGCAGCGTGGTAGATGTCGTTGTCGAGCACCACCGGGACCGAGGTTTCGGTGAGGTCGTCCACGACGATCGGGCTGGACCGGTTGTTGCGGAAGTCGTACTCGCGCGAGGTCGCGACGGCCGGCAGACGCAGGGTCACCGTGTCGTTCTTCGCGCCTCGGAACTCCGCGTCGGCGTAGTTCCACACGGTGCGAGGCACGACGACCTCACGCTCGAGCAGCTTCAGTGCCGTCCGGTTGATGACCTCGGGCTTCAGGAATGTGTTCGCCACGGTGATACCTCCTTGAGAGGGGGGTTTGGACCGCTACGCCACCGTGACGATGGACGGGCGGGGTGTTACCAGCGACGAGCGCGATCAGCGATCGCGTCGTAGTCCGGTTCTGGGGTGGCGCCAGGAACGGCACCGGGGACGAGTTCGGAGGGGCGCCGCTTGGGCGTCGCCGGGGGCTCGTCTGGGGTGGGAGAGAACGTGGCGAGGAGCTCGTCGGCGTCCGCTTCCAACTCTTCGAGGGTCGTGCCGACCAGACGCATCGCCTGGGCGGGGGTCAGACCCTTCGATGCAGCGACCTGCGCCCGCATGAGCTCGCGTTCCGCCTTGGCGGCACGCTCCTCTGCTTCGGTGAGCCGGTCGGTCAACTTCTCGCTGTCCGACTTCTGCGAGTCCTCGATCTCCTTGAGGCGGGACTCGAGTTGCTGACGCTGCTCTCGTTCGCGCTTGAGGTCGGCGAGGACACGCTGCTTCGACTCGTCGGACTTGAAGTCGTCGGCGGGTTCGGCTGGTGCTGCTGGTTCGGCCGACGCGTCCATCTCGGGCGCGTCGATGTTGGTGTCACCCATCTCGGGTAACCCCCTTTGCTTGCTAATTGCCCGACCCTCTCGGTCAGACGGAGACTTCGCGTTGGAGCCGTTCCAGCTCCCTGCGGAAGGAATTCAGGTCACCTGTGCGGTCCCAGATCTCCTGGAACTCGGCGGTGCGGCCCGGTAGCGGGTCGTCCTTCGAGTACACCGGCTTCGCCGTACAGGCGCAGTGCTGGTGAGCTCGGAAATCGTTGACGGTGCGGCCGTTCTTGTCCTTACGGACGAACACCGACTTCTTGCCGCCCTGACCGAGCGCCGACTTCTTCGACTTGAACGGCCGGTACGACACACCGCGGCTGGCGAGCATGGCGCAGAACGCGCACGGGTTGCCGTCAGTGACCCGCACCCAGCCGATCACCTTTTTGTCGGCCGACGCCGTGTTCAACGTCGAGAACCTGCCGCCGTTCAACACGTTGCGAGACACCTCGCCGGCCACCTTGGTCGACGTGGTCTGCAACACATCGGCACGACCCAACGACATCGCCTTCCCGGCCTCTCCCGGCCCAACGATCCGCAGGTTCGTCACCAGACGGCGAGGGTCCAACGACCCGGCACCGACCTGTTCGTAGATGTCGGTGACACCCTCGGCGGTGCGGACACGGTCGTAGAACGCTAGCGACTGCGCCTCTGAACGGCGCCGTTCCTGCTCGATCAACCGGACGATCATCCGCTCGATCGCCGGCCACGTCCCCACGATGTCCTCCGGGTTGAACGCGCCCATCATGTAGAACACCTCGGCCGACACAGCGGCGCGTAGCTCGACCTGGGAGAGCCGCCACGCCTCAACGAGCGCAGCGGATTCCTCGGTGACCGTCACTCGTCAACCGGGTCCATCTGACGGTCGACATCTTCGAAGAACCGGCCCATCGGGTCGTTCTCGCGACGCAACGTGTTGGCCTCTTCGATGTCCTGCTGGGTGAAACCGGGGATCTTCGCCCACAGCACCTGAGGTGGCAGCTCGAGCATCTCCTTGAGCTTCCCGAGCCCGTCGACCGTCGCAGCGAAAGAACGGGCCTCAGTGTCACGCCAACGCACCTGAGCCTCGTCCGACACGTCGACACCGATGTACGAGCCAGCGAGCCGCAACGCCTGCTCGACAGCTTCGCCGAACAGCGTTTCGATCTGGTTCATCTTGCGGGAATGGCCGACCTCGGCGGCGACCAGAGCCTCCGCAGACAGGTTGACCATCTGGCCGAGCAGGTTGTGCGGCGGAACCTGTGAGATGACACCGAACTGCTCCATCAGCTTCTGACGCGAGTCGAGGTAGCCGCCTAGGTCGGTCTGACCGAACTCGCCGACCTTCACATCCGGGTCATCAAACGTCAACAACCGCGACGCCGACGCCTTCACCCGTTCTGTTTCGGAATCCGCCAACCAGCCCATGACGTACCGCTGTTTGAACGCACCGAAATGCTGGGCGACCAACAGATCGAACGTCGTGTGATCCATCTGGTCTTGCAACGGGATCAACGGTTCGATCTCCGACCAGCCCTCGCCGTCGAGGTCGTCGCTGTTGCGGAACCGGATGATCGGGCACACACCGCGACCGTGGAACGTCTCGCCGGCATACTCGGGCCAATACGCTTTGTTCTCGGCCTTGGCCTTCTCAGCGTTGTTGACGAACCGGTAGATCGCCTCGTCGTCGTACAACAGCCACTCGATGCCGCCGTACCGCTTGACCGTCTCGAGGGCGTACACCGGCCAGTCAGGGTCGGTGTCGTACACAGCGGTGCAGTTCCGGGGTGACACGCCACGCATGACCGGGCCGGCGTCACCGGGAACGACCTTCAGGTACGACACCTTGTAGGTGAACGCAGCCCTGTAAATCGCCGTCTGATGGGCATCCATCTTGTTGGCCTGCCACACCGCCCACGTCGGATCGTTGTCGACCGACTTGGGGTCGCGGAACCCGTCCACGAACATCGACTGGGCCGGCACATCCACAGCGAGCTTGCACAGGTTCATGCGCGCCATCTCCGCCATCTGCACGACCTCGGTCGGGACACCGTTCGGGATGACCGGCAACGGCTGCGTGCCGCGGAAGTAGTCGTGGAGCAGAGCGAGCGGACCAGCTTCACCGGCTTGGATCTCGAGGAGTTCATGTGCCGTGATCTCGGCTTCTTGCCTGTTCAGCACATCAACACTCCCTTCAGAGGAAACTCGCCTTGCCAGTTCTCACGCGCTTGTCGTCCGCGACGTTCAACACAACTCGGCGCAGCATGCGGGCACCGACAGCACACACAGCCAGGTCGATCTTGTGCGACGAATCACGATGTTCTTTGCCGAGGCCGACGCCGTACTTGTTCGGCCGGCGGCGAGCGTTCTTCATGTGCCGGATCAGAGCCGGATGGTCATCGACCGACAGTTCGCCAGACTCGAGCTCGGACACGAACCGCATCGCAGCCTCGGTGAACAACCGGGTGCGCTCCGGCGACGCCATGTCCCACATGATCGAATGCCGACGTTCACCGCCGCGCACCGCCCACACCTGGAACTTCTTGTGGAAGTCACGGTGCCAGCCGTCGATCATGTTGTCCCAGAAGCCCGTGTCGTCGTCGTCCATCGCGTGCGACGGGTCAGCCCAGAAACCGATCACACGACGCTCAGAGAGCACCTCACGGACACGCTGGTCGACATCGTCGCGGTTCACGACCCAACCATCACCCGCTACACCCGCCGGTTTCTGCCACACACCCAACGTCACAACGTGACCGTCCGACATGCGGCACCCGACCAGGCCGGTCGCGTCGTCGCTCTTCGAACCATCGAAGAACATGACCATGCCGGCGTCATCATCGAGGCTGCGGTCGGGGTAGGACGCGAGGTCGACCTTCATCGGGTCCAACCAGGCGTCCTCGGCGGCCGTCCTCTGGTTGTACCAAAATCGGCGCGACCGGGACGGCGGGTTACGGGTGTCGAGGATCGACTGGACGATACGAGGAACGTCCAACCAGACAGAATCGCCTCGTACCGACCGGACCACATCGGCTGCGTCGTCCGCCGTCAGCGGAGCTGCGGGGTGCGCCTCGAGGGAGTCGTAGAGGAGTCCTGTGGTCAGGCTGCCGCCTGCGTCAGCGAGGGCATACGCGTCCCACGACCGTTCCGCCACCGAATCCATACCGGGCTCGGGAGCGTTCGTGATCGCCAGGGTTCGGGCAGCACCATCGGCCGACTTCGTCGCATTTCGCTCAATGACGGCAGCCATCTCATGCCCACCGTTGGACGAATCCCAGTGCTGCGTCTCGTTCAGCAGCACGAACGTCGCACGGGCACCCTCTAGGGTGGCCGGCGACGACGTCACAGCCTGGATCAGCCGCTCGTCGCCCATCGCGTGGATCAGTTCCTTGCCGGTCTGCACCCGGTAATGCGTCTTCGCAGCAGGGTTGATCAACCCCGGCATCAGCCGCATCGTGTTCTTCGTCTGCTCCAGCGACGTGGCCGCTGTCTGCACCCACGCGTCAGGGCAATCGACCGCAACCGGTGTATCGCCGACCATGTCAGCCACACGCGACGGCCCCAAAGCCTCGACGTACAACAAGCAGCCGCCGACAGGATCCTTGCCCCAACCCTTCAACCGTTGCAGCACACCGTCACGGAACAGCCACTGGCCCTTCTCGTCAACCGCGAACCACCACAGGATGAACCGGGCCTGCTCAAGCGTGAACCGCCACGGCTTCTCACGGCCATGCTGCAACTCCGTGCCGCACCAACCGAGCACATCCCAGCCGATCGTCGCATCCGGCAACACCCAACGGTCGCCGTCGGTCTGCCACGTCGGCCCGACCCTCACCGGTTCCCACTTCTCCCACGGCAACACCGCAGGATCAGCCAACTTCTCCCGATACCAGCCGATCACATCCTGGTGATCAGAACCAGTCTTGACCTCAATCTTGGCGTTACGCGCCACGTCGCCAGCTACGGCTAACGTCCCGCTCGGATCGCCATCTACGGCGAAGATCCCGCTCGGAAAGCCCACCCTGCATACCTGCCAGCGACCGGTGCTCACGGAAGAGCCGCTCGGCATCTTCCTGGCACTGCTCCAGCACCGGGCACCGCTGACACAGCACGCGTCGATCCATGATCTCCACGTCGGTCAGTTCGGAGTCCGAGATCGTCATGTCGATATGACTCGACATACATGACCCTTCGCCGAACCACGACGGCACATCAGGCAATGTCCCAACTGCGGCATCAGCACCCAGCGTGCGGCCACCCAAATGTGACCCCGGCCCGTTCTGACGGCGATGACGGTGGAGAATCACGCGCCGCGTTGCCAGCGAGCGTTCGCCGCGCTCCTAGCCTGCTCCGACCTCGAACTCGCAGCCCGACCATCCTCATCAGGCAACTTCAACTGGCCCAACAAGCCACGCAACGTCGAACGGTGCTGGCGCAACTCCTGCACCAGCGGATTCGCCACCGGCTGGCCCTGCGAGCCCGTCACAATCAGATTCTCACTGATCGACTGAACCTGCATCCGAGAGATCAGATCAACCTCAAAGCACGCAGCACCCAAGACGCGCAACTCGTCAGGACGAAGGTCGTACATCGCAGTGATGTCGTCCCACAGGGACAATCCATCCACATCAAGACCGGCAGGCGCCGGATAGTTGCGAGCCATGATGGCCGCTCCTTCCGCCCCGTCTCGGGGCAAACGGTTGGGTCGTCTCGACCCGAGATCCACCACTCTCCGTGGCGCGAAACGCGGAGTTCTAGCACGCAGAACCCGACCCGCTATGCCTCCCGGTGCGGCGGCGGCGGCTCGAGGGGCCCTCCCCCACCGTGCGTGGCCGGCGACCGCCGTGCGTGGGATCGTCGTGGGCGCACCAGGATGCCGCCTGACGACAGCTCGAGCGACCGGCGATCGATGGTCGACCGGCCGGCGATCGTTCGACACGGAGCGCTCTGGGCGGTCTACGTTCGAACGTAGATGAATCTCCCACACCTGGTGACAGGATGCAAGCGAGCTCGGACCCTCGAGGGTCCGAGCTCTGGCACCAGGGTGGGTCCGAGCTCTGGTAGGTGGGTCCGAGCTCTGGCACCAGGGTGGGAACGCGGACCGGCCGCACCATGTGGTGCGGCCGGCGGTCGGGGGATCGGTTGTGGGTGGGGTCTAGGTCATGCCAGGTAGGTGATTCGTTCGGTGATATCGACCCTGACTAGGTCGACCTGGTCGACCCTGTCGGCGATGATCCACGCGCAGTCCCGGCTGGCATCCTCGGCGAGCTCACACGCGCGTAGCAACGCGTCGGCGAGATCCTCCCACCCGTACAACTGCGCGGACCTGTTCACCTCGGCGCCGCGCAGGTAGGCGCGTAGGTAGTAGCGGCCGCCCATGGTCGACTGATTCATCGGACACCGCCCTCGAAGTAGTCGATTGTGATCGTCGCTAACTGGCACCGCCGGGTACGCTGGCCCGTAGCTAGGGACTCTCACCGTCGCGGTGATCGTCGCTAGTTCCAGGTCGTCACCGACGTAGCTGTCAGCAAGGGTGGCCGCGTACTTGATCAGGTCGGCGGTGCAGTCGTCGCCGTAGTACTCGGGCGCTGTAGTGATTGTGATGTTCATCGGGCACCACCGATGGTGACCGCGACCGGCGCTGGGAGATCCGCGGGGAGCTCGGTCGACAGTGGACCGGTGACGCGGCGTCGTTCGTTCGCGGCTCGAGCGGTAGCGGCCGCGTCATCCGCGGGGAAGATGAACCGCGACCCGGATCCGATAGCGTCACCTTTGGCGCGCAATCCAACGATCACCGCGCGAGGGTCCGCGGTGCGGTCGTCAGACTTGTCGCCATCGACGACCCGCATACCCTGCCAGGTCCGTGGGAGATCCTGACCGCGGGGAGTGTCGAACACCATAGCGACACTGTGACCGGCCGCAATGGTCGCGGCGATATCGGCGATCGTGGTGCGCTCGCTCGCGGACCGCACAAGCCTGGCACCGTGCGGCGCCGGCCGATCCGCCGGCGACCACTTGGTGTAGCCGTACATCTTCACCCGGTTACGCCGGCACGCGGTCAACACGACCGGCGCGACAGCTTCCCACCGGATGTCATCGGCGATAGCCAGCCGCCAGCGAGCCTCGATACCGTCGGCCGCGGCGATCTTGGCCGCTTTCTCGACACAGGCGACCATGATGGCCGCGGCACCGACAGGGTCGACCAACAGGGTGAGGGTCCGTGCAAGCTGTGCGCGAACGATGTTGCCTGTGTACCAGGGTCGACCAGCGTTAGCGGTCGCGGCTCGTTCCATACCCATATGGCCTGACGAGACGACCAGGCAAGCGGCCCGGCATCCTGCCGTAGCACGGGCGCAGAGGGTGGCTCGAGCGAGCAGGGTAGACAGCTCGGGGACTGTCATGCCAGCGGCATCGGCGATACTGGCACGGAGCTCGTCGGGAGCATCACGCCAAAACCGCGCCACCATTGTCGCCGGCGCGTGAGTGACACCGGCAATGTACACCTTGCCATCCTTGCTCATCTTGGCGTTAGCCTTGCCGGCCGTGCCGAACAGGTGGGCGCTCGAGACGTCGGCACGGGCGCCCATGGCACGGCGGTAGAGGTTGAAGAGTGCGAGCCCGCGGCGGCGGTCGTCGACCGTGACCCTGGTAATCGGTCGACCGCCGGCCGCGGCGATCAGGTTGGTTTCGGTTCGGGAAAGCTTGTGGTTTGTCATGCCACTAGTTAAACCCCGTTCTCACGACAAGTCAAACCATTAGCTCACAATATCCCAGGATGATCCTCGAGCGGCCGGCGGTAGCCGCGGCGCGAGCTCTGCGCCGCGTTACCTTGCGCGGCCGTTCGCCGGCCGTGGCATCGATGGCACAGGGTCCGCAGATTCTCGAGCGCGTGGTTTGACCGGTCGCCCACGTGGTCAACCTCGAGAACACCGCGGCGATCCGTCGCGGACCTCGGCGGATTACCTGGCGCGTGCAGTCCACACGACCGGCATCGGTAGTCGTCGCGTTCCAGGACAGCTCGCCGCCGTCGGGCCCAGTCTCGTGGCAGTCCGCGTGCACCCTGCCATGCCATTCCACCAACCTACTGGGAAAGGTGGGAAAGGTGGGAAAGCCTCTATTCCCACCAATCCGGTGGGAAAGGTGGGAAAGCCTCTATTCCCACCAATCCGGTGGGAAAGGTCGGCGAGGTGGGAAAGGGTCGGCGAGCCCACACACATTTCCAGATTTTTTTCGGACCCAAAATTATGGGGCTTTTTTCAGAGTTGAATCTGACCCAAAATTATGGGGTCTATTTCGACTTCAACTTTCGCGCCTGGTACATCTCGCGCTGCTTGGCGTTCCACGCGTCGAGACACGGGCCGCAAGGTTGTTCGCCGTTCTTGCGGTGTCGTTTGTAGGCGGCGACGGTGCCGCATGGCTGGGTGACGGGCCGGCCGATCTGTCCGGTGCGTGCCCCGTGACGGGCACGCCATTCACGGTGGTACTCGGCGCGGCTCATGTCTCGGCCAACGCTTCACCCTCGACCACCATCAACATCAACTCGGCCGGCACCGTGCCGTCGGGGAAACCATCGCGGGCGGGCATGAGCCCGTTGACGGCGGCGACGTCCCAGATGAGGTCGTGGTCGACCTGGCGGTCGATGACGAGCCCGCGGATCCACTCGGTGAGGTCGTCCCACAGCAGCGGCGGGTCGTTGGGTTCGGTGCGGGAGATGGGTTGGGGGTCGGGGTGCGTGGGCATGGGTTCGAGTATGGGGCTAGATGGGGGTGTGGGTCAAGGGGTGCGTCGCGCCGTGCCGTGCATCACGGCGTTGATGTCGGCGCCGACAACCCTGCCGCGGTCCTTACGGATCTCGATCAGCCGTTTCGGTGGCATGTCCATGTCTGCGTCGAAGTTGGCGAGGATGCGTTCGAGGAGGTGGTTGCAGCCCCAGCAGAGCCCACGCTTGTGTGGGTCGTTGAACACGCCGGGCACACGCTTGCAGCTGGTGCAGTTGCCGTGGTCCTCGGTCTTGTTGAGTAGGTCGTCGGCTGCTGCCCGTAGCCCTTCATCCAGCTTGCGGCGTCGACTGTCGGATGGTGCCCAACGGTCGACGATGTCCAACACCCTCGGCAACAGGTAGGTCCATGATGTGCCGGCGTTGCATTTGGCGATGATGATCCGCTCGAGCCTGTCCAGCTCGCGTGTGTCGGTCCAGGCTTGGTCGACACCGTCGATGATGCCGAGGGCGATGCGGCCGGTGCGATCAGATGTTCCTGAGCCGCCCTGTGACGTCCCGCTGCAGGGCATGTCGCCGATGGCGGCGGCGAGGGCTGTGCGTGCGGCAGGGAGCCTTCTACGGGCCTCTGAGAGCATCGTGAGATCATCCACGCTGTGCCGCCTCGAGTCGGGCGACGCGGTCCTTGAGGTCGAGGAGGTCGGCGTCGTGGTCGGCGACGGTGGATCTGATGCCGACGTCTGAGCCGACACCGTGGTGGGTGAGCCAGTCGGTGAGCCGGGTGAGGTTGGCGATCATCAGCCGGCATTCACGTTCGAGGTCGTTGGTCAACGGGTGCTCCTGGTCAGGGGTCATCGGGGTGGGCTCAGAAGTCGACGTGGGAGTAGTCGGGGGGTGGGTCGGTGTCGGGGTTATCCACAGGCTCGGATGCTGGGTCTTGGTTCGCGTGGTTCGCGTACCGAATGGGGTTCTGGTTCGTGGGTGGCAGGGATGAGGAGGGAAGGGAAGTTGCGCTCTCCCATAGATCGGTCCGCGAACCACGCGAACCATGCGCTCTCTGTGACTGGAATCGCGCTCTCTGTGGTCGACCGATGCAGCCGGGCCAAACGGTGAACTTGGGCGACGTGTTGCCCTTCGATCGCTTGCCGACGTGCCCATGCCAGTCGACCGAGTTATCCACAGGCCGAATCCATCCGTGGTCGATGAGTTGGTCGATCGCGGGGATGTAGTCGCCGACCTTGTCGAGCCCGATGGCGGGTCGCCGGCAGTGCTTCTGGAGGTCGCTGAGAGTGAAGTCGGTGCGGCTGTCTTCGACGGCCCAGGTGAGGATCGCTTGGGATTGTTCGCGGGGGTCGTCGACCATGCCGAGGACGGCGATGGCGTGGGACATCCAGTAGCGGCCGAGGTCGACTGCTCGGCGCATGGTGTCGGCGTTGAGTGGTGTGGAGGCGCCGTTGTCTTCGGCGAGGTGGAGGAGGCCGGCGTAGCGGGCGATTGACCCGTGGAGCTTGTTGATCCATTCGCCGAGCAGCTCGAGGTCTTCGCCGGGGGCGAGTTTGGGTTCTGTTTCGACGAGGAACTGTTCGAGGATGCGTGCTGCGTCGTCGGCGACGTTGATCTGTACCGGTGTGCCCCATGATGCCCAGTGCGTGGCGAGGCGTGTTGCGGTGCTGGTGTAGTCGTCGGCTGTGGCGATCTTTGCTGCGTTGAACCTGCGGGACTGTTGGCGGCGTCCGATGAGGTCTTCGGGCAGTGAAAACATGAATCGTGCGGCGAACCCGCGTGACGTCATTTCGTCGTCGCCATTGACCCTGGCAAGTACCGATGGTTGCACGGTGATCGCGACGGTCATAAGTGGCTTGTTGAGGGTGGTGGCTTCGGGCCCTGTTTCTGATCCGCCTTTGCGGTCGCGGATCATTGAGTCGCCAGACCAAGCTTTCAGGTACACGTTCATGTTGGCGCGCTGCCCGGTCTTACCTTTCAGCACCATGTCGAAGAGGTCTGCTTCGGTCGACATGATGGCGAGGCGTTCGCGGTAGGCGGCGAGGAGTGTGGCGACGGCTTCTGGTGTGGCGTCATCTGCGATGAGTCGGGGGTAGTCGGGGATCTTGGCGCGTGCTGATTCGAGGTCGTCGGTGGCTGCTCGGAGGTCGTGTTCGGTCTTGCTGCCGACCGACATCGACTTCTCGACTTCGTTGACCTTCTTTTCGGCGATGCGGGCGACGCGTCGGGCGAATTCCCAGTCGTCGTGGATGGCTGCCATGCGATCGTTCTGCCAGTCTCGGAGCCATTGGCAGCACAGCTTCTCTGCTGCGCTCTTACCGCTTCCTGAGCGCATGGCGGTGACGAGGTAGAGGTTGACGGGTTCGCGCCAGTTGGGGGAGATGGCGACGTTGGCGTTGCCTGTGGCTGCGGCTGACAGCGAGCCGATGATGAGCATGGCGGTGAGGTCGACGGGGACCTGGACTTGGTCTGCTGTGGCTTCGGCGTGGGCTTGTGCCCATGTTGGGAGTGTGTGGAGTGGGAACGGGTCGGGGGTGGCGTTGTCGGGCGGCGATGTGGGTTCGGCCCAGTCAGGTGTTTCTGGTGGGACGGGGTCGGCTGGTTGGGGTCGCTCGATGGTTTCGACTTCGTTGCGTGGTGTGCCCCATCCTTGGCTGGAGAGCCATGCGGCGGCGGCGCCGTCGTCTTCGTTGAAGTGGACGGCGGACAGGTAGCCGAACTTGGAGTAGGTGTGTTCTTCGTGGAGGTTCCATGTCGACAGCGATGACGTGAACACGTTCATGTTGTCGTTGGAGCTCCAGCCGGTTGTTGCTGAGTGTCCTTCGCGAACTTCTTTGCCGGGGCGTACCCAGTAGCGGATGCCTTTGCGGTCGGTGTGTGAGAGTTGCCAGCCGTCTGCACCGAGGATGTCGGCCCAGTCGTTGGCGTCGGCCCATGCGTCGCCTGGTCGGTCGCCGACGGTGATGTCGCGCACGATGATGTTGGTGGGCTTTGCGGGGGGTTCTGGTGGGGATGCGACGAGGTCGATGAGCCATTGGGGGGCGTCGGCGGGTTCGGTTGGTTGGCCGGCGTCCCAGTGGTAGGTGTTGCCGTTGGGGTGAACGGTGGGTGGTGCGACGATCTGGCCGCCTTCGCCGCGGACGTCGAGTCCGTGGCCGAGGCGTGTGCCGGCGTTGTTGCGGATTTCGGTGCCGTCGTCGGGGTAGTTGAAGATGAGGTGTTGTCCGCCGCTGCCGGTGAGCGAGGTGAGGGTGGCGGGCAGTGTCTGGTTGGCGTGCTCGAGGTCGGCGAGTGCGTCGTGGTCGTCGATGTCGAGGACCCAGAGCCCTGAGCCGGGTCCGGTGGCGATGCCGATGCCGTGGTTGCGGTAGAGGCCGGTGAACCAGGAGGTGATGATGTCGTGGTCGGTGGTGGCGGCGTCTTGCCATGCGGTGATGGGTGGGTGCTTTTTGCCGGGGGTGATGGGGAGTACGCGCCAGCCTCGGCGGGCGTAGTCGAGGGCGATGTCGAGGGTGGTTGGTTCGGCTGGTTCGGGCATCACCCGGCGTCGCTCCTGACGTTGTGCATGTTCGGTGTGACGATCTGGTGCCATTCGGTGTGGCAGTTGCGACAGAGCCTGCTGGTGGGCCAGTTGTCGGCGTCTTGGCCGAACAGGTGGTAGGGCGCCCAGTGGTGCTGCTCGAGGTAGTCGATGCGGTGGCATCGGGGGCACTCTTCGTTGGGTGGCCGGTAGTTGTCACGGCACAGCGGTAGCCACTCGATGTCGTCGGGGAGGGCTTTGCGGTGGACGTGTTCGCCGCCGGTTTGGTAGCGGTAGTGGCCGGTGTGTTTGCACCAGCAGTTGTCGCCGGGGTGTTCGACGTATTCCCACAGGTGGACGGTGTAGCGGCCGCGGCGATCGCGTAGCAGCCCGAGCCCCGACCAGGTGACGGTGAGTGTTCGCCGCTTCGGCCAGTCGTCAACATCGACGAGTTCGCTCACGCCGTCACCCCCACATCCGCCGTCGTCTTGGGTGTGCGCCAGTAGGCGGGGCGGCCGGCGGTGCCTTGTGCCCGTTCAACAGCACCGCTGGTCACCATTCCGCGGAGGGTGGTGTTGATGCTGGCCGCTGAGTAGCCGGTGCGGTTGACGAGTTCGCGGGTGCTGATCCACTTGTGGTCGGATGCGTTGAGTTCGGCGAGGCAGTGGTCGGCGCAGCCGGGTCGGTGTCGGAGGTCGGGGGGGATGTCGCGTGTCCTCTTGGTTCGCATGGTGCGGCGCTGTCTGCCGGTGGTGGCGCCCCAGATGCCGGCTTCGCGCCAGGTGATCGCATGCTCGAGACAGGCTTCACGACACTCGGTGGGGCATTGGCGGCAGATGTTGACGGCGCGTGCGACTTCTCTTTCGCTGGAGGCGTGTTCGGGGAAGAACAGTGCGGGGTCAACGCCGCGGCAGTTGGCGTCGGGGTGGGTGAAACCGGGGTTCGGGCTGCTCATGTCGCCTCCCTGAGCAGGGTGCAGAATTGTTCGGGGGTTTGGACGACTCGCCAGACGCCGCCGCGCATTCGGATCATCGACGCAGCGAAAGTCGCCCCGGCGTTGTCCCGTTGCCATTCAGCAGCGACGGGCTTCACCCTGACGGCACGCAGGACGTCGGCCCAGTCGGCGACCTGGATGACGGTGTTCGGGATGCCGTCGAGGTCGCCGACGTCGTCGAGTCGTCCTGCGCCGAGCTGGCGGCGTACCGGGTAGCCGGTGAGGTCGGCGAGTAGGGCGGCGGCTTCGCGTTCGGCGTTGTCGCCTTTGCGTTTCGCGCTACCGGTCATGGTGTCCGCCTTGTCGGTCCGAGTTCGATGACGTCCTCGGCGATGGCGCACATGAGTGAGCAGTCCATGTCGGGGATCGAGTCGTTCTTGCCGCGTTCGGGATCGAGTTCGTCGAGGAACACGGGGCCGTCGGCGTCCTTGTTGATGGAGTGGCCGATGTCGCGTTCGAGTAGCGCCATGCGCTCGTAGACGTCGGGGAAGTGACGGCGGATCTTCTGCCAGTACGAGAACGACGACGCCTTCACACACCCCACACAGTTCGCTGCGGGCATCCCGAGCAGGTACATGGCGTGGGGCTGTATACCGGCGTTGAGGATCATGCCGTGGCAGTCGGCCTTAGTGAGCCCGTGGTCGATGAGCGGTGTGGCGAGGTCGACGCCGGGGTTCTGCTCGCGGAACCTGTCGGCTCGGTGGCGTTCGTCGATCGTGTAGCCGAACACCTGGAGGTCGTCGGGTCGCTGGTAGGCGTAGCGGGGCTTCTTCTTCAGCTCTCCGGTGCAGCGTGCGCCGCCGGGGCCGACGAGGTAGCGGGTGCGTTCGACGACGTCCCAGTGGTCGACGTACTTGTCGTTGCGGATGATTTCGACGGGGTGGTCGAACCACTGCTCGCAGTCGTGGATGAAGCGGGCGGCGTCGGGGTGTTCGCTGCCGGGATCGATGTAGACGAGGTGTAGGTCGTCGGGCTGGCTGGCGATGGTGAGTTTGGCGGCGACCGCGCTGGCGGCGCCGGCTGAGAACCAGACGACGGTTCGGGGCATCACTGCCTCCATGTCGTGTAGGCGGCGCGTGCGGCTGCGGCGTTGATGCGCCCTGACATTTGGAGGCCGACGGCGCGGCGCATGTCGCCGTGCCGGTACGCCGAACGTGCCGTGTAGTAGTCGGCCTCTGCGAGGTCCTGGGCGTCCTCGACGGCGTCGCGTGCGGTGTCCGTGTACGGCCTCACAGGGTGACGCTGCGGGGGTCGGCCATGAGTTCGCGGAACACACGCAGCGGTTCGCCGGTGAGGGTGTAGGGGGCGGGGCCGCTGTTGAGTGCGGTGTCGAAGTAGGCGCTGCCGACGCAGTCGACGGTCAGCAGCGACTCGTACACCTCGCGGAGTTCGTTGCCGGCCTGTGTGTCGTTGCCGCGGTTGCCGAGTTCGCCGATCGCCATCGGGATGTCGCGTTCAGCACACCATGCGACGGCGCGGGTCCATGACGCGTTACGGGTGGGTGCCGGTCCTGATTCGGTGGACTGGTAGATGTCGAAGCCGTAGGCGTCGAAGATGCCGTCGACCCACCAGTCGTCGGGGTTGCGACCGGAGTTCGAGCTCCAGGTGTAGCCCATGAGGCAGGGCAGCAGGGCGATGTTGGTGGTGCCCTTGGCGCCGAGCACCTGGCGGATGCGTGACTGCATTGCGCGCCAGGCGGGTGCGCCGCCGGGGTCGTCGGGTGCGTTGGTGCCGCCGCCGCCCTCGGGCTCGTGGTGCATCGTGAACCAGACGGGTCCGCCGAGGGCGTCGAGCCTGTTGAACAGGTTTTGGAGGGCTGCGTCGATGGTGCCGTTCGCGACGTTCTGCCATGACGTGCCGGGCTTCATCGACAACCAAGGGACACGCCCGTTGTCGATCGCTTCCTTGCACTTCGCGACAGCGTCTGCACTTTGCGACATCTGGTAGAAGAGGCGCCAGACGCCCATCGGTCGGCCGGCTGCTGCTTCGTGTTCGAGGGCTCGCTGCGAGTTGTTGCCGCCGCCGCAACCCCAGCGGATGGTGCCGGGGCGCACGTCGCCGGGGAAGCGGGGCGTCCAGGTGTCGGCCACCTCGAGGTCGCGGACCATTGCCGCGGTGTCTGACAGGTCGTCGCGGATCAGGCGGGCCTGTGCCCCGTGGGCGAGGCGTGCCGTGTGCAACGCAGAGGCCCCGGCGGCGAGCGCATCAGCGGCCTGCCGCATCGCAGCCAAGGCCTTGTCGATGCTCACGTCGAGCGAGCCGTCGACTTCGACGGAGTGGGCGACGGCGTTGTCGATGTCGTCGGCGAGCTGGTCAGGTGTCATGGTGTGTCCTTCGGGGTGGTGGGGTTCTCTGTTCGTGCCGTCACATCAGGGGAACGGGTGGCGGTGCAGCGGCAGTCGACGAGGGTGGTGGCGCGGCGTGGTGTGCCGGGTCGTCGGATGCGTCGCCGGCCGGTGCCGGCGCAGAGTGGGCACACCCGAACCACAGACGACGCTGTGGTTCGGGTGGTGTCGCCCTCAGTCACGGCTCAGAACCCCTCGATCTCAACCGGGGCGGTGAGTCGGGCGTGGGCGGCGGCGCACACCTTCTTGTCGTCGTCGCTGATCGTGTTGAGCAGCCACGGCGCCGACCGTCCCGGCTTCGCGATCCCCTGACCGAGACGGGCCTGGACCCAGTCGCCCACCTTCGTCTTGAGCGACGAGACGAGCACCTTCGGGAAGATGAGGGTGTCCTCGAACGATTCGCCCTTGTGGTCGCCGTCGAGGACGTACACGTCGGCGCTGATGGGGTCGGTGGGTCCGAATTCGGTGGCGACGTCGTGGAGCTGGTCGCGGACGTTGATGAGGAGGAGTGCGCCGTTGAGTTCGGCGAGCGGTAGCTTTTCGCCACCGGGTGCTGCGGGGTCTGACAGGGTCATGCTTGCTCCTTGCTGGTTGCTTGCTTGGGGTAGAGATCAGTTGCCAGCCATGTCCCAGATGGCGATGGCCTGGTCGGTGGTGAGGGCGCCGAACAGGGCGCCGACCTTGAACACGGGCTGTGCGGCGAGGTCACTGAGCTGCGTCTCGAGCAGGGCTCGGACAGCGGCGTCGGGGTCGTCGGCGGTGAGGTCGACGAGGTGGGTGCAGGCGATGGCGGCGCGGCCGATGGCCCACACCCGCATCGGTGTCGACCCCTTGGGGCCGAGCCCGGTGCGCCACGGCACATCGGCGGTGTTGGCGTCGCGTTGCCACAGTTGCGCCCTAGCGATCCTCGCCCTGACGTCGGGGTCGGGTGACTGCTGCATCTCACCGGCGAGCCGCTTGAGCTCGGTGACGTAGTGGTCGGGTGCGGGGCCGTCGTCGTCCGACGCCGGGGTCAGCTTCGGGGGCGGTGTGGTGTCGGCGGTGATGGCGGCGTCGAAGCGTGCCGCTTGGTCGGCGGCGATGGATGGGCGGGGGTCGCCGAACGGGAGGTCGTGCTTTGCTTCGAGGGCGTCGAGGGCGATGGCGATGACGTCGATGTCACCCGCGTCCCAGGTGGCGGTGCCTGCCTTGATGTCGCCGGGTCGGGCGATGTCGACCGGCCACACCTGAGCGACATGCTGCTTGGAGGTGGCTGCGACGAGGCTGGTGGTGCGGTTGATAAGCCAGGCGACGTCGGCCTGGTGGTGGATGGCTGACTCGGTGCCGACCCGTCGTGCCACGTAGGGGGTGTCGACGAGTGCGGCGTTGGCTTCGGCTAGTTCGGTGTCCCCCACCGGGTGTGAGACAGCGTCGGAAGAGACTGACCTGGTGGGGGACGTGACGGGGGCGGCGACTGGTTGGTGGTCCTCCACAGACCCAACCGCTACTGGTGCCGCTGCGAGAACTGCCGTGCCCTCACCATGCGGGTTGTCAGCGTCGCCGCCCTCGAACTTGACGAGTACCTTGGTCTTGAGCTTGCGGGCCTCGCGCACCGCAGTCACCACCGGTAGCAGTTCGGCGCCTTTGGCGATGTCGAGCCAGTACCAGTGGACGTCGGTGGTGTCGAGCGGCGAGTTGATGATGATCGCCCGGTCACGGTCGAACGCTGGGAGCGGGATCTTGCGGTCCTCGCTGCCGTCGTCGGCGTCGCCCTGGATGTAGCCGCAGTCGGCGTTGGCGTAGATGGCGAGCTGGATCGACCACGACACACCGGAGAACGCGACGCTGCCGGTCTTGAGGTCGCCGACGTAGTAGGTGTCGGTGGCTTCGTGGTGGAGTGCGAAGTCCATGCGCCCGGCGACGGCGCACCGGTACAGCACGACGATCATCTCGGAGAACTCGGTGACGACTCGGAACCCGTGGGCGGGGAAGGATGCGACGATCGCTTCGACCTGAGCCCGGTACAACTCGGGGATCTGCCAGTCGGGGTTGCGGATCTTGCGGTCGGTGTAGTCGTGGATCAGGGTGCCGCGGTCACGCTTGACGTTGCCGCCGGCCAGCTCGAAGGCGTTCTCTGCGTGCTGCTTGGCGGCTCGCTTGTCGCCTGCTTCGTGCGCTGCGTGTGCGAGTGCGGCGAGCGCCGGGTTGAGGTGTGCGCCGACGAGCGTGGTCGACTTCCAGTGCCCCTCCAGACTGAACGTCTCGTCGACGTTCTTGGCGAGGCTGGTGGCCCGCTGCAGCCCGATCAGCTTGGTCGGGTCGTCCTGCTTCTGGACGAGGTAGCGGCCGTAACGATCGCGCCTGGTGGTGTCTGCGGGCACCTCGATGTCGACGAGGGTCACGACAGACCACCGATCGCGAACCGGGCACCCTCAAGTTCGTCGACGATGTCACGCAGACGGTCGACCGCAGTGACACCGTCACCGTTGATCAGGCCCACGGAGAGCGTGTCGTTGATGTCGATCAGCGATTGAGCGATCGAAGCCATGACGTAGAACGTGGTCACTTCGTCGACAACTTCGCCCTTACTGGCGATGTCGAGCAGCTTCTGAGCTTCCGACTTGCCAGTCACGCCTGCACCTCGAGCTGCTGCTGGTTGCGGCGGGCCAAGAGCTGGGTGGTGGTCAGCACCTGTTCGACGACGGTGGGGCGTCGTTCGGAGATGAGTCGCTGGGGGACGGTGGTGCCGAGGGTGGCGAGCCCGAAGTCTCGGCGCACGTTCGGGAACGTTGTCTCGGGGGACAGGATCTCGATGTCGGCTGCGGTGGCGCCGTCGAGGATGATGTCGAGGTCGGTGGTGTCGTTCATTGAGCCGCCGTGGATGAACACTGCGACTTCGCCGTGTCGTGGGTGGGCGTCGAGGTGGTCGGCGATGGCTCGCAGGCTGTCGCCGGGGGTCAGGTCAGGCATGGGTGGGTGTCTCCAGTTGGGTGTGGTGGTGTGGGGTTGCCGTCGGCCCTCGACCCGGTCCAGGAGGAGAGGGTTAGGACTGGGGAGGGCCGACGACGAGCTAGGGCTTGCGGCGTGGGTGCGGGGGTGTGTTGTGCGGCCACGACGGATGCTGGCGGCGTGCCCGCTGCTCACCCTTCGGGGCAGTGCACAGGGCGAAGATCAACGTGCCGATGCCGAACAGGACAGCGATCGACAGGGCGAGGTACACGCCGGGGGTCACCGATCCACCTCGTCGTCCTCGCGGTACGGAAAACGGTACGACTCGAGCTGGTCGCTGTGGTCGTTCCATGCGGCGAGCAGCCACACCGCAGCAACCCAGCCGGCGAGACAGATGACGACCCAGATCCAGAACGTCCCGCCGGTCACAGCGTGAACCCGATCGTGTAGGCGAGCCACCAGCCGAGGGCGACACCGAGGGTGGCGGCCATCAGGTAGATGACGACACGCTCTGCGGGGCTCACTGGGTCACCGCTTCGAGGTCGGCGGCGAGGGCTTCGACGGCGGCGGGGTCGAACAGCCGGGCGCCGCGCAGACCGGGGAACTGGAACGTCGGCTCGAGCTTCCCGTCTCGGACGTAGCGGTTGACGGTGGCGACATCTCTGCCGAGCCGGTCGGCAACCTGCCGCGTGTTCAGGTGTTCAGCGTTGGGCATGTGCCTACCCAAACATAGGCAGATGCACATAGTCAAGGAAAAGTTTCAGCGATCTTGTGCGGGTGTCGCTGAGAGTCGTTCAGATCATACCCACCCCAACCCCTTGCCTAAGCTTGGGCGTGGGTGGATGATGTGTGCATGAGCATCGCAACCGACACACTCACGTTCACGCTCGGCGAACACCTGCGGGTCATGCGCGAGCGCGCCGAACTCACCCAGAAGCAGCTCGCCGACCGCATCGAGGTGTCCCGAAACAGCGTCGTCAACTACGAGCGCGACATCCACACCCCGAAGTGGATGGTCGTGCGTGCCTGGGCCGAAGCCTGCGGGTTCGACGCCCAGGTCGCCCGAGAATCATGGGAGCGCACCCGCTTGTTTGGATGTACCTACGGCCAAGATCCGCCACCGGACGGGCGATATACGCAGTTGTCGTGGGTGGGCGGCTCCTACGGCAACGATGACTCACCCCACGTCGCCAGCACTCGACCGGCAGCAGCATGATCCCGGTTTGCAGAGACGAACTGGGTTCACTACAAAACCGGGCCATGAACACGACGGTTGGAGAGGCCGTCGGGAGCTACGTCGCCACGCGCCGATGGGCTCACGGGACGATGAAGCACTCGACCTACACGTTGGGGCAGTTCGCAGATGTGGTCGGTGTCGACCGGCTGGTCCGC